GTGTGTCTCGGGGGCATGTTAACTATCAGACGTGTTATCTCGCCCGATGCTAATTTATTAAATTTTTCTGCAATGTGCCTGTGGTGGGAGCCCTCTATAAAATCAGGCCACATGCATTTTACAAAAGATAGAAAGTCCTCTTTGGCCTTGTTCTGTATCTTTTTTTCAGCGTGCATGACTTGTAGCTGTTTGAATTTTCTACGAACATCTGCAGGTAGTTTACTTATATCTATATTTTCCAAATTCATTTAAAATTTTTAAAAAATTTTTTGCACTATGTTTAAAGTGTTCAACATGTTTTTACCAGCTATAACTCTGTAAATCAAGCAATACAACCTAGAGTAGTGGGACCCCTTTTTGTACAAAGGGGGGATAGGGTCTTGTTTAATTTATATATTAAGGATTTGTTTGGGACCCCTGGCGCGTTAGCGCCAGGGACAAGGAGTTAATCTAGTAGGGTCATGTATGCTTTAGCATTTAGTCTACTAAATTTGTCTAGTCCAACTTGGACCAGATTGCTATTGCCTAAATACTCATCCTGTTTTATCTGATCGTACAATGCTGCCTCATCTTTTGTTAGCATTTCTGATTGACCAGAATAAGGATTAGTTCTTTTTATATTTCTTTCTGTCATATCCTATATTCTCATGGATTAGAGTTATTGTCAATCTCTTTTATTTCTGTAGTTGTCCAACTATGATTACCCCACCTACTTTCAGATGTATGAGTTACTTTCTTTGGGTCCTCGATCGGAGTTTCCAAAGCCTCGGTCCTCGGATGTAGATTGATAAACTCGTCCCAATGTGCATACATAAATTCATTCCAACAACCCTGACTACAAAAATGGGACCAACAATTATTCGCGTTCCTCCAATTATTCTGAGCGATCTTTCTGGTCCTCAAAACCTTTGAGCCCTTGACACCTCTTATTCTATCCTGTGTTTTATGTTTATGGCACTTTGGACCATGACACCAATTATAATCTGTCATTTCTGCCCTCTACTTGTGGAAACATAAAAAACCATTTAAGGGTAAATGTAAGCGCTACAAAAAACCCTATCCAAAAATCAAAATGTATTGCTAGCACCACACCCAAAAAGATCATTGCAAAATGCAATGCAAAATAAATTGCTCTCAACATTAGTGCCTCACTTTCCAACTGCCACTTGCAGTTCTGTATCCATGTGCGTCCATGTCATAATAGACATAATACGCAGTACCATTTTTGGCAACTCCATATCTAGATTTCTCATCATGTTTGCCTTGTCTTG